CAGAAGAAGTAACCAATGCTTTTAATGCGGATGAAATTCCATATATTGCGGCAGAAACACCTGCCGCAGCGGCAGCGTATCCCACAAATTGTGCTATAGGGAACTTATTAATAGCAGCTTCAGTCCCAGATACAACGGCTTTCAAAGCATCGACTAAAGTATGTAGCACAGATGTAAGTCCCGCGTCTCCGACTGCTAAAGCTACATTTTTTGCAGAAGCGGCCAATTTTTTAAACTTTACTCCGAGACCTTCCTGTTGTTTTTCTGCCATTCTAAGTGCAGCGCCAAATTCTTCTGTGGACTTTATTGCTTGTGATATCCCTCCACCTTGTGCAGTTTCTTTCACAAGAATAGCAGCTACCTGAGATGCCCGAATTCCAAAAAATTCCTGGGCCTTCCCCATATCTACAGTACCTTGTTCAAAATCCCATACTAAAGGAGTGATGTTTTTAAGGGCCTGTTTGTATCCAACAATTCCAGGATTAATATCATTTAACGATAATCCTACAGAATATAATTCAGCTTTAAGGGCTTCATTTGGGGCAATCATACTTAGCAGGGTTTTCCTCAACGCGGTGCCCATAGTAGATGCTCTAATGCCGTTATCCGCAAGCACCATTAATGTTCCAGAAACTTCGTTCAGTGTGAGCCCCACCTGAGCACCTGCGGCACCAACATAACCAAATGCGGTAACTAAGCTTTCTGTAGATAGTTTAGATCCAGTAATGGCATTTGCAAAAACATCGGTTATTTCGGTTGTTTGAACTACTTCTAACCCGAATGATCTAATTGCGGTTACAACTAAAGAAGAAACTTTATCAAAATCTTCTAAAGCGCCGGTGGCAAGATTAGAAATATCTTGAACCATTTTCATGGCTTCCCCCGCAGAAAATCCGGCCTTCCCTATAGTTTGCATACCCTCTGCAACTTCTTGCGCAGAAAATTTAGTATCAGCAGCAATCTGTTTAATAGTTTCTCCCATAACAGATGCTTCTGTTGCAGTAGCTCCTGTTATTGCTTGAAGGCTTTTTAATGCTTGATCAAAATCAATTATAATATTGATTGCTCCACGAATTGCTTGTGTAAAAGCTTGTACTACAGCAGCAGCAGCCAAAAATGCAGTAAATTGTTTAACACGGATTATGATTTTATCATATGCTTCATATAATTTACTAATTAGTTTTTGTTGTTGTTTTAATTGTTCATTATGTTTTTTTGCTTCTCTATCATGATAAGCATAACTTGTTGCAACTTGATTTCTTAATAAATCTGCTTGTTCTTTAAGTAATTTATTATAGCGTTGTGCAGCAGTATCGTGAGTAGCATAACTTTGTGCTACTTTAGATCTTTCTATAATATCAGCTTTTAATAAAGCTAGAACTTCTTTCCTTTTCGTAGCTTCTTTGGAAAGCTCTACAATATTGGCTTTTCTATTATTTGCCCCCATAATAGATCGTTCTTTCTCACGTTCTAATATAGTTTGTTTCAAAGCAGCTAATAGTTCTTTTCTTTCTTTGTCTTCTTTATTAATTAAGGCAGTATTTTCTCTTGCAGCTTGTGCCCATCTTTCAGTTATTTCTTTATTTTCTTTAATAGCTTGAGAATGAAGTTTATTCATTTCAATTTGTTGTTTTTTTGCTTTTAAATCTTTTGCAGCAGTTAGTTGTGCGTCATAATATCCACTATTTAAAGCTTCTAATGCTATTTTTTGTTCTTTTATTCGTAAAGAAAGTTTATCTGACGCAACTCCAATATCATTAAATCCTTTTTTTGCTAAAGCGCCATCATCATACGCTGTTTTAGCAGAAATACCTATAGCATTAAGATTTTTCTGTAATTCTTTTAGTCCTGTTTGTGTTTTACCAATTTCATTAAAAGCAGTATTTAATTTATTAATATCCCCTAAAAATGCAAGATATGATTTATGTGTTTTTTCAGTTGCTGTTTGAGTTTGTTTGAGAGAATCTGTAGCCTTTTTTCCCCCTACATTTCCTATGGAATCTGATGCTTTTTTTACAGATTTTTCAAGATTATCAACAGATTGTGATGCATTATCCGCAGCAGTAGATAGCGCAGTTAGTTTTTGAGCTGCATTTTGATCAGTTACATTAATTACAATTCCTAATTGCGCTAAATCTGCCATTATTTTTTACCTTTCTTCTTTTTCTTTTTATGTTTATCAGAAATGTACTTTAAGTACATAGAATCAATTTCATTTATAATTTCAATTTCTATTGGTCTAATTTGAATTTCTAATAAATTTTTCCAAGCTAAAATATTTTCCCAAGTTATCGGATTTGGTCCTGACATTCCATAAGAACGTCCTCTATGTAGTTGCCAGAACCATTCCCAAATATGTTCGAGATAAAAAGGTATTTCAGGAGCTTCCTCTAATTGAATTAATGCAGATTCATATATTTCTGAATCTTCTGGAGCAGAATTTAAAATCTGCATTAGTGAATCCTGCTTTGAACTGCCATGATCATCAGGCATATTCATATCAAGGAATTGTTCAATAATTTCAGAAACTAATTCTCGAACTCCCCCACAAAATTACCTCTATCTCCAATGAATTCATCTACTTGATCAAAAATCCAAGGAAATTCTTTATAAAGCCATTTTTTATTTTCTGGATTACATTCAAGATTTTCTGTGTTGTATTGTATATTTTCCCAATCTACTGTACATACACAAATTAGTTCACGTTTATTATTTTCGAGAGTTTCAGATTTTAGATTTTTCATTCCTCTAAAACCTTTTTTTAGGTTTCGATCTTGAACTTTTCTAGTCTGATTTTTGTAGGCTTTGGAATCCATACCAAGAACTTTAATACGAATTCCAGTTTGCTCTCCGGTGGCGGGATTTTCAATGTCACACCATACACCTTCTTCCGATGCTTTATTGGTATCAAGTTTTGCTAAATCAATCATTATGCGCTCCTTTGCGTCTTAGTTATTATTTTAGCCCCCATATTTCAGGAGGCTAAGGTTTAATTATGATCTTGTAATTTGTAGCGAATACCCATCCCCAGAATCATACAAAGCTTGGAATGGCATACTCAAAATAATCGGACCTTCATCATTTACTGGGACATCTCCACCAGAATATTTAATTCTCGGCATAAGGAATGTCATAGTATTAGAACTATCACTCAAAGTGAAAGAAAGAGAAGATTCAGTTTCATGAATAAATTTGTCAAGCAGATTGGAATTGGCAAAATAAGCGGTCATAGTCCCATTAATATTTGCTCTCCCATCTACCAAACCAATAGAATGGTTGTTTCCAATTACCTGAAGAGCAGTAAGGTTATTTGACAAAGTCAAATCAATACCTGTCACCAAAGCATTAACTACGCCACCTTCAGAAAGAGTTCCAGTGAAAGAATCAAAAGGAGAATTTGCAGATTTTGCTGTTGCAGACCCAGTCCAAGCTGCTTCTCCTATTTCCATAGTTTTTCCCATCACATTAAAAGTAGATGTGATGAGCCCATTAGGAGTTACATTTAGTGACCACGTATTTACTACACAACCGGGAAAAACATGATATTGATTAATATCAGTAAATGTTTTTTGAATAGTAAAAGATTTTTGAGTTATTCCAGTTGTAATAGTATCATCTGATTGCCAGTCATTAAACATAGCACTTTCAATAATATCATCAAAAGATGTATGAGAAAGTTCTACAGGAATATCTCCCGAAACAGAAAACATGCCATGCCGAAGATCGGCAATTTGTCTATCTGATCTAAGTTCGTTTGATTGAAAAGAATCTTTAGTAAGGTTTACACCAATACCAGTTACTCGAAGTTGATATAGAGTTGCATCAGTATCCAGTTCCCCCCAGGTATTTTCCATTCCGTAGGTTACTGCTACTCTACTTCCTCTTGCTACATCTGTCATTGTCATATCTCCTATCTTAAATTAAAATGTAAGTGTTATATCTTATATGGATTGGGATTGAATACCTGCCATTTGAATCATAATATCCTTCCAATGGATAACTTTTTGTTACGGTAACTTTTATTTCTGATTCCCCGGTATCAGGGTCAGATGTTAATCTTAAATTTCTTGGAAAATGATTTAAAATATCATCTACTAAATTAGAATAAATTCCCCATCCAGTCTGTCGAACTGCTTTTACTTGTATCTCAAAAGTTCCTGATTCTACTCTAAATCCATTTTCTCCTATGTTTGGAAAATTTGTCTGAGCGGGCAACAATTTACTTCTAATAAAGATTTTTGTTTCATCTGGGTCTATAAATAAATTTTCTCTATCCCAAAGAGGCAACTCAGGCAGTACAGCAAGTCTGGAATTTAAAATTTGTTGTATGTCAGAAAAATTACTCATTTAACTAATTTCATTGCTATATTATTTACAATTAATTGCCAATTTTGAATCGCGTTTGCTCTCATGTGATAAGCGTCTGTTTTGGCCCAATCATCATATTCTGCTTGTTTTATATATTCTGTATCATTAGTAAAATAATAAGTATCTTTTTTTGATAAATTACTTGTTATAGAAGTAATTCTTGGTAATAAATTAGAAAGAGCTGTTATTTTATTGGC